GTAAACAGAAAATCGCGTTCATGATCTGGGACATTTTCAAGTTCATTGGTCTGAAAGAGGACATCTTCTATCGCCCGCGTATCCTGCAGGCAGCTGTGAAGGTTGCTCACAAGATCATCGAGAACGAAGAACTTCTCACCAGTGTCACCGAGCCTGAAGCCTACAACCTTGCCAGGTTCGGCGGGATTGACGGTCACGATTACAACGGCACCTTTTCAGACATGGATCCGGAACGCCGGGCACAACTCCCGAAGCAGTGGACGGGGTTGCCATGACCGACGTATCCGGCAACCTTCTGGCAAATACCACATACACGATCAGTTCCACCGGGACGATCACGTATGATATCTGGGTCATTCTTGCAGCTCAGGCAGCGGCACAGATCGCACTCGATGATCCCTCAGGTCTTCTATCATCAGAACAGAGCAACACCGCACAGGCGTATTATGTGGCGCATCTGATCCAGCTCCGGCAGGGATTGGGCGGTAAAATCTCTGAGAGCGGGATCGGCAGGTATGGGTATTCGCGCGGAAGCAATGCCGGATTAACCGCATGGCTTGATATGTATCATGGGTTCCTGAACGGTATCCAGAATGCACCAGTTGACCTCACCAGCTCAACCTATACCGATGGGATCACCCGCGACGACAAGAACATGAACGGCCTCTCACTCGACCAGAGCACACCGTATGACCTCGATAGCGAGACCAGGAGCGAATGATGGGCGACGACAGACCAACACTCCGATTCCAGGCACAGTGTGCCGGGCATGAAGAGCTCAGGGATATTGTCATTGAGACCCGTTCAGAAGTCCGGATGTTATCAGGACAGATCACGCAGTTCATGGACCGGCTGGATAAGCATAACACCCGTATTGATTCCCTCGAATCTTATCGAGATACACAGATCGGGGCAGAGCGTTCAACAAACCGCACGGCCGCGATCATTGCAGGTGGAATCAGTACCTTCGGGGTACTTGTTGGGATTCTGATTGCTTTTTGGCCGAAGGTGTCCTAATGGGCCACCTCACCCCCTCACTGAATCAGACGATCACCTTTGAATCAATTTACGCAGCGGCCCCGGTCGATCTGAACGGAGATCCCTCTTACAACACCGGGGTATCATATCCGGCCCGGATCGAGCGCCGGATCAAGAAGGTGACAACGCTGCAGGGGCAGGAGGCGGTGAGTAGTACCCTCATTATCCTTGACGGTAATGTTTCGCTCGATGAGTTCGGGCGGGATCGGATCACCCTCCCGGTCAACATGGGGAGTAAACAGCCAATTATCCTCTCCATTGAGGACGCCCGCGATCAGTCTGGTGTGAATGATCATTGGGAGGTCAGCACGTGACTGGATCGAGTGAACGTTGGGCGGGAGCCGTCACCTATTCTGAAGATACACCGTGGGGCCTCGGACCGAACGCCACTTACTTCAGTTCCCCGGGATCGGTAGAGAATTATCTGAGCTGGATCGGTGCCACATCAGCAGGATCCCGGGGAGAGGCACCAACTTCTGAATCGGTTATGGGGTTCGTCATTACGGGAGAGGATGAAGTGCTCCGGAACCTCTCTCAACTGATCTATTCCGTCCCGCAAAAGGCGATGGAACGGCTCGGTCAGAACGCGGAGTTCATCCTGTCGGAGTCAAAAAAAGAGGTCCCGTGGGATACCACGCACCTTCTCCAGACTGGGACGGTCGAACCGCTCCCGGAAGGTGACGGGTTCGAGATCGGGTACAATACCCCGTATGCTGAACGCCAGCATGAGGATATGACCATGCACCATCCGAAGCCGGGGGCGAAGGCAAAGTATCTCGAAGATCCGTTGATGCGGATCGCACCCACGATCGCGGAAGATATTGCATCAACCCTGCGGGAGTATCTGGTATGACGGCAGAATCGGACATTGCAGCGTATCTGGCAACGGGCGGGTTTGGCACGGTTGGTACTTCCATCTTTGTGAACACGATGCCGGCCACCCCGGATAACTGCATTGCGGTATCGGTCTATGCTGGCAGCCCCCCGGAGCGAACCCACGACAGCTCAGGGAACGATAACCCCTCGGTGCAGGTCCGGGTCCGGAACACTTCAGCCGGCACCGCTCGTACGAAAGTCGAACAGATCTACAACTACCTCGATGGTATCAGCAACACGACCATCGGCAGCACGTTTTACCTCGGGATCTTCGCCATTAACTCCGGCGCGATCCCTATGGGGAAAGACGAGAACGGGAGACAGGAGTATACCTGGAATTTCTCAGTTAAACGGAAGAGGTAACAGAAATGGGAGAACTTGGAAAAGGAACGACGCTGAAGGACAGCGCAAGTAATGTGATTGGCCTGATCACCACATTCGGGGGATTCGGTAATTCAAGCGATGTACTGGATAAGACCACCCACGATATCAGCGGGAACTTCTACGCATACATGGCGGGCCTCAGGAAAGGCAAGCCGGTAACACTCACCTGCGATCTGTCAGGCAACGATACCAGCGGCCAGATCGCCTGTATTGCTGATTGTCTGGCAGGAACGGAGGATACCTACACGATTACACTGCCGAACAACGAGGCATCGACGTATATATTCCGTGGATTCGTGAGTTCGTGGGATGTCGTCCCGAACCTGAAAAGCCAGATCACACTGGCTCTGACGTTCCAGCCAACCGGATCGACTGCATATCCCGGCCCCTACTGGACCACGTGAGGCCTGTCTGAATGACCGACCGATCTGTTCCGTTTAATCTGGGAAAGGGTACCTGCATCCGGTACGACCGGGCCGATATCAAAGCCATGGAGAGTGCGCTCGGGATAGGCTACCCCTATTTTACCCGGCAGGGGATTCTCGGATCCCTGACCTCATCAGAAGTCTATATCTGGCGTGGCCTGAGGATGGAAGACGAGAAAGGCGAACTTGTCCACGTGTTTCCGCTAAACGATACCGGGAAAGATCAAGCCGGTGATGCCATCATGGAGTACCTACAGGGTAACACGGATGACGAGATGATCCGGGCGATTGTTGATGGGTTCGTTGAGTCCGGTCTGTTCAAACGCCGGGAACCTGAAACTATCGTCAACACCGAACCTGTCAAAGAGGATATCCCAAAAAACTTGCTGACCTGATGGCTACGATCATCCCCCGGGCCATCGGGTTAGGAATCTCTGAAAAAGACACATGGACCATGACACCAGCGGAAATCATTGAGGCGATAACGACACGGAGTAAAGAGGTTATGCACCAGCTTAAATTCTTTGATTTTCTCAACGCGAAATCGATTGCCAATAACCTTGTAGTCCACGGTGTAGAAGATATCAAAACGGCGGATTACCTGACACTCCCGCCGGAACCTGAAAAGAAACGTGATATTGCACAGGATCCAAAACAACGCGATTTCCTGATCAAACTGTTTGCGGCTGTGCAGGAACGGGAGGCGCGAAAACATGGCTGATGCCGGATCAATCACTGCGTGGCTGAAACTCAATACCGATGGGTTTGTGTCCGGGATGGATAAGGCCAAGATCGGGCTTGTCCAGTGGCGTGACCAGACGAACGAGAGTTCCCGGGATATGCTGAAATGGGGAGCGGCGATTACGGCCACCATAGCTCCATTGTTATTACTTGGACGAGAGGTCATCCAAGCGACTGAGAAGTACGGGGCAATGGCCGATACGATCACCGATCTGGCACTGGTAACGGGGCTCAGTACTGAGAAGATCCAAAAACTTCAATATGCCTCAATTCTGGCCGGTCAGGACTTTGGGACGACATCGATCGCCGCAACGAAACTTACTTTATCGATCAGTGGATTCTCGGATAGTTCATCGGCCGCCCATAAAGCGTTTGATCGGTTAGGAGTGAATCCGGCCGGTAAATCCCGCGAACAGGTATTCGACGAAGTGGCCCGGGCGATTTACAATGTTAAAGACGAGACCGAACGCGCCTCTGTAGCCTCAGAACTGTATGGGAAATCGTGGAAAGATATGATCCCATTCATCGAGACTTACGTTGAGAAATCCGATGAGATTAAAGAAGCGCCGATCTTCTCCGATAAAGAACTGCAGAACCTTAAAGAGGCGAATGTCGAATGGCAGAAACTCTCAACGAATGTCACCATCTATTCCGGCAAAGCGTTGGCGTTCCTTGACGATATCAACAACAAATATAATGAATCCCAAAAATCGATGCAAACGGGAAGTCCGATATACCAGAAATATTATGAGATCTTCGGATACCGTGACGGGTCAAAACCAGGATCTTCTTCCAGTGGTGCCGGAGGTCGGGGAGGATCGGTAACTCCTGCGTCATCGTCGTCAACTTCCGCAATGTCAGATAACAGTTGGGCCTACGCTCTTTTCGGGGGGGAATCCGCAGGGAAATCTGATAACGCAGTGGATAAGATCGAGAATCTTACCAAAGCAATGAAAACGTATAAGGACGCTCTCAAAGACGTTGCGACTGAAACGAAAGAACTGGCAGATCTCAACCGGGATTATTATGGCGATGTGGAGTATGCCGGTCGGGATATGTCCCAGATCCGCAGCCTGACCCGGAACTGGGATAAGTCGACCGCCAAGCAGAAAGAGAGTGTTGCATCAGCACAAGGGAAAGCCGGAGAAGCTGCTGCAGCTGTAGGGAAAGCCGGGGGAGACCTGGTCCTTTATATTAACGGCAATCAGGCACCGGTCACCGTCCCGGGTATCATCGGGAATACCAGCGGGATCTCCGCCGCGGATCTGATGGCTAAGGGAATTAGGAAGGTGGCATAATGGCGGATACTTTCGATTCCGTAACCCTGCACGTCCGGGAAGTGCGGGATTTCAAAACGGATGTTTACGGTAACCTATCGGTAACGCTCCTTTGTCGGATCACATCCTGGACTGATTACACGAACATTGTAGCGAAGGCCGGATACGCGACAGCGACGGTAGTGCTGGCAGGAACAACTAACGTCCAATATCTCGGGGGTGCTATGGGCAGTCTCGTGCTGAACGGGACCACATACACCAATTGCGTGATATCGGAGGGTCCGACACTAAGCGAAGTGGCGGCACCGTCAAACGTGGTCTGGGATCTCGTAGTATCATTCGTGAGGAAAACCACATCATGACCGTAAACCCGCCTGCAGGGCTCCGGATAGCCGGGGTTGAAACGACAACCGTGATCCGTGGCCGGCCTCCGCTTAACTGCTCGATGGGGTGTCCGGAGTTTCGATCTGAGGATATCTGCGGAACCTGTTACCGGCGACCGATCAAGAGTACGGAAACGATCTTTACAAAATTTGAGGGTTGAGAACTATGGCACTTGCAACAAACTATGG